CGGTGATTGCCGTGTTCTTCTAAGTTCCATAGAGTTGAGATGTGATTACTTGCGCCATATTAAGCCACCGTTACCAGGGTCCAGGTTGTTCCGTCCCAGGTCGTTCCATAGTGATCCCACGGATTCTGAGAGGATGAATTAAAGGCAGACTGAGCGGCTGCAAATTGGGCGGCAAGATAACTTTCGAGTTGCCCAATAGTGGTTCCGGGAGCCGCGGAAAAAACGCCGACCAGTTCTTTAATCGCGCCTGACTGAATCGCGGAAAGTTCTCCCGCTGTTGCGTCCTTCACATTGCTCGCAGCCGTGGCATTGGCGACAAATGGTTGTCGGGCCGTAGGAACCGACAACCAGAAGGCATAGCGATAGGAAATCGGGTCCGTCGCGCCACGTCCTGGGATTTGGTTTTCAAGGATGATGATTTGTCGCGCCATTCATTTCTCCTAGCCGATGATCTGAAACTGGGTTGAAGTCGCGCCCTGCGGAACCGTTACGATTGCTGAAACAGTTGCCCCCGGAGCCGTAATATTAAAGGACATCCCGCCGGCGGGTGCGGCCTTGGTTAAAGTTAGGGTACAGACTCCAGTCTGCCCAGGAAATGGCGGATAGGCGATTATTAATGGCGAAGTGCATGTGAGGTTTTTTATTTTAGCGGTGGGCGGAACACCCCACATCGTAGCCACCAACATGAGGCCCAGAGTTGAAACCCCTAACCGCTTGTAGGAAATCGCAAACATGGAATGCGCCTTTGCGCTGGCTCGGCCAGCCTTCCGCCGCTTCGCCAGCCAACGCTGATGAGTTCCCCCGGTTCTCTTTCGCGCACGGGAACCGGGAACCATGTTATCTACAGACGCAACAGTTATCTCCTTTGAAGTTGAAATAACTGCTGGTTGTTGCGAAAGATCGTTGGTACTGTTTTTCATAGTTGGAAACTCCAAACGGAATCGTCATACTGCTTCCAGCCAGGACACGCCGCGTTAATCGCCGCGAGTACGCCGGGGAACTTGTCTTGTGCGTCGTGGCCGGTGAGCATACCGCCCGGTCGGATCTTCGGACGCCATGCCGCGATGTCGGCGAGGACCGCTTCCTCTCGGTGGTCAGCATCGATAAAAACCATATCGAGCGAGCCATCTTCGAACTGCGCTGCGGTCTCGATCGATGCGCCCTTTATCAGTCGGCTGCGCTCTGGGTATTGCTCGGCGAGCATCTTGCGTAAACGTGCCTCGTGCTCCGGTAGTTGCGAGTCAATGTGAGACTCGCCGCCTTCCGATTCGAGACCAGGACGCGGCTCGAATAGGTCGACGCCGGTCATGTGGAGATTGGGGCACGTCCCGAGAAGATGCAGCAGGGTGAAGCCTTCCTTCACCCCGACCTCGACGCCTTTCGTCCAGCCGTGTTTCTTGGCGAGAAATTCGAGCACATGCCAGCGCCTTATTGCCTTCTGGCTTACCGGCTTGGGTCCCACCATCACCTGCAATTCGCAATGATCGACGTGATCCCATGCCGTTTCTTTAGGGGCGATCAGGATGCTTTTGATGCTGCCGATCTTAAAGAACCGTTCGAGACGCTTGCGCCACCAGCCAGTGCCTTCCTGAATCAGATGCGTGTTCTTGCCGTTGGGATATTGCTTCTTTGCCGCGCCTTGCGAGATCACAAAGAACCCAACCTGCTTCACGCATCGGCGAAGGTCGTCGAGCACGAAGTCTAAACGCTCCGGCTCGATGTGCTCCAGGACATCGAGACAACACACGATGTCGGCCGGCTTCGGGGTTTGCTCCTTGCCTGGGATCGCGGGGTCGTACTCCCAGATCGGGAAGGGTAGGCCTTGGCCAAGCATCCCTTTTCCGCAGCCATAATCCAGGATCGAGGTTGTCTTGAGCGCTTCCGATAGTTTGCGAACGACATCGACGTACTTAGCGGCGTTGATCCCGTATGTCGGCTCCTCCTGGTGCAAGCGCCGGTTCATTTCGATGTATTCCGCGCTTATCAAATGCGGCTTGGAAAAAGCGATGTCGCTTTTCTTGCCGACAGTTTTCCGGGTGTAGTTCTTAGCCATCTCCTGAACGAGCCCTTCCCCGTAGAAGGTGGCCTTTACATCCGACAGTGCGTCTATTTCATGGAACGTCTGCCGCGCGCATTCAGCCAAGGCTGGCGTGCTCCTGAACGTTCGTCCTTCGTAAGCGACGGGACTAGACCCCTTTGGCTGATTGGGATGAATGTCTGCGTGCTTCCCAGTCTTGCCTTCGTTGCCGTCCATCCCAAAGATATGGAGGTCAGTAAATCCGATGAACCGCGCGATGTGCATTGCGCGAAGACCGACCGACGACCCGCCCGTTAGCGCCCATGCTCCGGGAGGCAGAATCCGCTGGCCTTCCGCAGCATTGTCGAATATGTGCCAGAGCGTCACCTTGAAGTCGGCGAGGTGATCGAATACCTTTGGATGGCAAGCTGCGGCGATGATATATTCGACGTCTTTGTGCGGCGCCCCGATGAGCTGGACTTTATGTGGGCGAGGGTCCACCTCGCAGTGCCACGTCGGGATGACGCCGCGATCCACTAGGAATTTATGGGCACCCGAGCAAGTGATGATGTATTTGAAGTCGCGCAACTGCTCCCACGTATCATTGAGGCTCGGGCCGAAGCAGACTATGGCTACTGGATCAGTTCGTTTGTCAGGGCATGGTTCCAGGTAGGGAAGACCGCGCTGAAGGGCGAGTTGGATCTGCAAGTCTCTAAGCCAAGGCTCCACGCAATAGGTGACCTTCTGCGGGACGGAAATATCTATAGGAGTTTCGGCGAGTGCGGCCATATCATCCGATCTTGTAGGCCCTGAAGTAGGAGCCCTTCATGATGTTTAAGGTAAAGGTGGTAACCGAGGTGCGGGCCTTGAGGCGAATCGTCCCGCCCGCCGAACTGATAACGGCAACGCCCTCCATTTTTGCTTGCGTCGCTACGCCAGTCGTTCCGGCCAGCGCGGATAGTTGCGGCGAGTTCACGGCATTGAAGTTGCCAACCACGAGTCCGGCGGAGGTAAGTGTATTGTTGATAATTGACGTTGCCGCCATCCACATCCCGCCCACCGGGCCGAACGTTGCCGCCGAAGTCGACATCCCGAAGCCGTAGAAGTTCGCAGTGCCGGACGTGCTGAATAGGATTCTGGCTTCGAGTTGATAAACGCCATTGGCTGCGACCGAGATACTGAGGCCGCTGATCTTGACGCCCGTCGCCGCCGTGGACGAAACGCCCTGCACGTTCCCGACGACCTTCATCTGCACTGTCCCGAGACCGGCGGAAATTACTGACATCGCCTGCGAGAGAACGGAGACTTGCTGGCTGATGGTGTTTACTCTGGCGTCTACGCTGGTAGCGGCTGCGGATGCCGTCGACGCCTGGGCGGCTGCCACGGATACGGCCAAAGAGAGGACCGAAACGGCCGCACTCGCAGCCGACGCGTGGGCGTCAGCCGAAGTCGCCGCGGCGCTGGCTACCGAGATCAGGCCGGAAAGAACGCTCGCGGTATTGTTCCCGACGGAGATGGCATCCGAAAGAGCAGTCGACATCGCCGACATCGCCTGCGAGAGAACGCTGACAGCCTGCGAGAGAACGGATACGGCGTTAGAGAGAGCGTCAAGATTTGGAGCCCCCATCGAGGAGACGGTGTTCGATAGAGCATTGTGGGACGACGTTAGATTGCTCAGATTGGCGGCAACTACCGAGACGGCTAACGAAAGCACCGAAACCGCCGCGCTAGCAACGGCTGCATGTGCGTCAGCCGATGTAGCGGCAGCACTAGCCGTAGCCGCATGCCCATCTGCCGATGTAGCTGCGGCGCTCGCGGTGGATGCATGGGCGTCCGCGGTGGAGATTAACAGCGAATGGGAACTGACGAGCACGGACACCGCCTGAGCGTGAGCGTCCGCACTGGTCGCCGCAGCGCTGGCAGTAGAGGCTTGGGCCGCCGCGACGGACACCGCCAATGAGAGGACACTTACCGCAGCCGATGCCGCCGCAGCATGTGCATCCGCTGAAGTCGCTGCTGCTGATGCGGTACTTGCCTGAGCGGCGGCTACGGAAACGGCCAAAGACAGAACGGAGATCGCGGCAGACGCTGCGCTGGCGTGAGCGTCGGCCACCGAGGCGGCAACGCTGGCAGTATTTGCGTGTGTATCGGCGGTCGTGCCCAGAGCCGAAGCAGTGTCGATACGACTGGACAGCGCAGCATCCCGCACCGAGACGGCTACAGATAGCACGCTCATCGCCACCGACAAGACCGAAACCGCCGCCGAAGCTGCTTGCGCATGCGCATCGGCGCTTGTCGCTGCCGCGCTAGCTGTTGACGCCGCGGCTGCAACCACGGAGACGGCGAGAGATAGAACGCTGACGGCTGCGCTCGCAGCGGCTGCATGGCTATCTGCCGAAGTGGCCGCCGCCGAAGCCGTGGAGGCGTGGGCATCCGCTACCGAGACCGCGAGCGATAAAACGCTGACAGCGGCACTTGCCGTGGCGGCGTGGGCATCTGCTGACGTTGCCGCCGCGCTGGCGGTATTGGCATGGGTATCAGCCGTCGTTCCTAGCGCCGACGCCGTATCGATGCGGGCCGAGAGAGCGGCGTCCCTTACCGACACTGCTAGCGAAAGAACGGACACAGCCGCACTGGCGGCGGCTGCGTGGGCATCCGCGCTGGTCGCGGCGGCTGACGCCGTACTGGCCGCTGCTGCTGCAACTGAGACGGCTAGGGAGAGCACCGAGACTGCCGCCGAGGCTGCTGCGGCGTGCCCGTCGGCGCTCGTAGCTGCGGCTGAAGCCGTGGCCGCGTGTGCGTCCGCACTGGTCGCCGCTGCTGAGGCGGTTGCGATCTTAGCTGAAGTGGCGCTTGTACTCCCGCCAACTCCGTCAATCCGCGTCGAAAGTGCGGCATCCCTGACGCTTACCGCTACCGACAAGGCCGATATCAGGGCTGAAAGAACCGAATCCGCCGATATGCGATTGGAGATTTCCGATTGGAACGCCGCAGAAGCAACGCTACCGCCCCCGCCCGTCACCCCGTCGATCCTGGTGGATAGTGCCGCATCGCGAACCGACATCGCGATCGAGAGCGAGCTTACCGCCTTGGAGACGGTATCCGCGTGGGCGTCGGCGGATGTAGCTGCTGCGGATGCCGTCGCTGCGTGACTATCTGCGCTAGTGGCCGCCGCGCTGGCTGTGGCGGCATGTAATTCAGCAACGGATACCGCAAGCGATAGCACGGACACGGCGGCTGAGGCCAAGGCCGCGTGATTGTCGGCGCCCGTGGCTGCGGCACTCGCGGCGTCCGCGTGAGCAGCGGCAACCGATACCGCGAGAGAAAGGATGGAAACTGCGGCGCTAGCGTTCGAGGCGTGGGCATCCGCCGAGGTTGCGGCCGCCGAGGCAGTACCAGCGTGGAGATCGGCCGCACCAGCCAGCGCCGAAGCGACATCGACCCTACCCGAAAGTGCGGCATCCCGCACAGAAACAGCCACCGACAGCACGCTCATCGCTGCGGAAACAGCGTCGGCGTGGCTATCGGCAGAAGTGGCAGCGGCAGAAGCGATAGCGGCGTGCGCCTCCGCTACCGACACAGCCAAAGACAGAACCGACAGAGCCGCTGACAACGGCGCTCCGGCGAGATCCGCGATATCCTGCGCCGTCGTTCTGACCGTGCTCCCGCCTTGGACGATAGGCACAACTTCAGTGCCGCTCAGTGCAACGGACGGGGATAGTGCGCTGATTTTAACGTCGGCCATTTATGGTCCTTGGTCTAGCGGAGTTACGGAATTTTTTGAATCTCTTCGCGGATCGCCGGTTCGTGGATCACTGATGGCAATTGCTTCTTCAGCATTTCTGTAAACCGGCGTGCGGCTGATACCTTGAACACTTGGCTGATAGCGCTCACTTCAATTGTTCGCAGGCGATTCACTGGATATTCCCGCAGCATTTCCAGGTGATACTTGCCCTCGGGGATGGCTGGAACTTTCAAAATAAAATATTCGCGCCTGCAACCGGACGACAGGGGACCGCTTTCAACTGGCAGATTGTAAGTCACCCCATCGCGGAAGCTAAGGTGAACGCTGGCGCGCAAGTTTTCATATTGCTTGGCCTTGCAGTAATCAAGAATGTATTCCAGATATTCGCCTGCTTCAACCTGTGGGCCGAACACCGCCGGGTGACCGGTGGTCGCGGCTTCAATCTCGACATTTGGCCCTAAAACCGTCAGGCTGTTGACGCGCATCACGTCATAGGGGTAGGCCATCCAGAAACCGAGCATCAGCACAAACACGGCGCAGAATATCAGTGATCCGATCGCAGCATAGTTAACCGCCTCCATTGGTTTGGTCATGGCGCGATCCTACCTTTCATTGCCATCGCTGCGATTGTCATCAGGACGGCGGTCATGAACACGGCTACAATCCCATAGGCGATGGCCTTAATGGGCGCGATATCTTCCTTGGTGACGCATTTCTCGCGTAGTTCGTTAATCTGGCGCTGTTGGGATTCGACCTTGATTATTAACTGGCTGAGAACGTCGGGTTTCCAATCTTCGTGGGTTGGACGCTCTGGCATGGATAATCTCCGAAGGAGTTATTTGGTCTGATAGCGCAGGATTTCGACGAATCCGCAGCCGCCGCAAAGAGTGCATGGGACTGGACGTTCCCGCCATGATTCGTTCCATCCGCAGTTCGTGCATGGCGTCCACCAAACTACGGCTTCGCGTTTCCCGGTATCGGGTCCGGCTCTGGCTCAGGTTCGGGATGGGGCGTGAAGTTAGGCATCGGGCGATTTGGGTCTGATAGGTTCCGTGTGCGTTTCGACCACGGTGGTTTTGGTGATAGGCGGCCCCTGCTCCAGCGTCTGAGTGGTAGTAACAACCACTTTCTTATCTGGAGCGGGCTTTGTGCGGAGGAACGCCATCAGGGCAATCAGCCCAGCGATAACAAACGTAGTGGAGACTTCGCTCCAAAACTCGGCGTTCCAAATCCCGTGCGTCGGATGGTTGAGGACGTTGGCCACGCCGGCTGAAAATGCCGATGCGCCGCCGCCAAGAAAAGCAGCAATGACGCCGTGAACCCAGTCTCCCCAGTCGAGTTCTCCAAAGCCAAATGGAAGCATGGTGGGGCGCATTGCTTACCCATGCACTGGCGGGCCGAAAAGTTTCCAGCCGATTATTACGAACAGAACGAAGGTCAGGAAATAACCTCCGCCACGCGCCCACGGCTGATCCGGGAAGCGATAGCCGACGCCATAAAACAGCGCCCAAATTATCATCAAAACCCAAAACAAAATCGATGTGTCCATTTCTGAAATCTCCTTTTTGAAATTCTCTTTTTTTTAACGCCCGATGTATGGCTCTTGATCGGTTGGCTTAGCTCCGACACCACCGATGTTCATGTGATTGGTTCTTTGGAAATATGAACCGACTACCATCCCGCATAATCCCGCCAGAATTGTGGGAACTTCCTGGCTACCTGCTGGCTGGAACACCAACTTCAGCGCCGCTGCCGCAGTCGCTCCGACGAGGATCACGGCAATCACGGCCTGGGTATATTCCCAGATGAGATTGACGCGGCGCTGACCGGCTACGGTTAGATCCTGCTGTATCGTAGTGCGCGGCGGTAGGGATTGCTGATCCATAGTTAGCCTGCCGGGTGCGCCGCTTCCCACGCCGCGATGGTCGTGAGCGTGTCGGCGTTCGTCGCATGCACTGCGCTGACCATCGCCATAATCATGTCCGGCGTCAGTTGCGGATGTGACTTGAACAGCCCCGCGATGTCTTTTATCAGCGGGACTAAAGCGGGTTCGAGCGCGATGGCTAGGTTGATCCAGCCGAGCACGTTACTAGATACGGGTGGCGGCGCGGGAGTCATTGGGCCGTCACCTGCAATTGGATCTGCTGAACCAGCACCAATACTTGCTGCAAGGCCAATTGGAGCGTCGGGTTTGATGTAACCTGCGGCAACTTGAAACCAGCGAGGGAGGCCACGATCTTTTTCTTTTGGAGTGTCCATGCGTCAGCCGATCCTAGTTCGGTTGCGATTTGATCGTCGAGAATGGCAGACGCTTTCGCCCAGGTGACAACCGTCTGAGTATCGGCCACGCTGATCGTGCCTTGGCCCTGAAGTGCGATGGCCGTTTTCACCGCCGCGTTGATCGAGTCCGCTAGCGTCTTGGTGACGTTCAGGACCTGCGTCTGCGGGCTGTTCACCGGCGCGGGCGTGCCCACCGTTACTGGGTTGCTCCCGCCGCAGGAGGTTAAGGTGATTGGCAGGATGAGAGCGAAAAGCAGAATTAGTTTGCGTGGTTGCATGTTTTACCTTTTGGTTTTTGATAGAATCGGCCTTATGAGACATTGGCTGTGGCGGGATGCCCTTCACGCGGCGGAAATAGTGATCCTGCTAGGAGCTTGGATTTTTTCTTTCATCGCCTACCGCGCGGAAATGAAAATCCGCAAGGCGAATCGATTACGCTATCCTGAAAGTGTCTTGACCCGCTAGCGGAGGAGCGGCGGACGGTCTGCTCGGAAGGCACGCCGACCGCCGCTTTCCAATTCGTTTTGATATATAATCCAATTGCGTATCGGGAGGCGAAAGCTGGCCCGAGAAGATTGGAAACTTACCTATCCTCCACGGCTGGAGCGGCATTCGCTACTCCAGCCGAATCAATTTCTAGGCTGGCCGCATCCCAGGACCCCAGCCACCGTACAAATGGCCGGTTCCATCAATCCAAGCGTCGTATACGTTATTGGTTCCGGGGTCGTTGGGGTTGACTGGGATGTTCTTCAGCGTGTCGAATAGGATTTTGGCGTAGCGGTTGCCTGCCTCTTCAGGGTCCCACTCTGGCGGCATGATATACGGCGAATAGGTGTAATGCGTGAGGCTCTTTGCGTAATCGATCAGGCGGGTGCGAACGGCGGCTGGAGTGCGATCGCACGGGTCGATATCGGCGGGCGCTAACAGGAATTTACGACGCCCACGGATGTCCTGCGAGATGGTTTCCGACATATCGTATTCCACGGATGCCATTCTGGTAGTCTTGCCTGCTGGCTGCGGCACGTCCACCCAACCCGGATCAATGACCTCGTAGTAGGGATATTTCAACCAATCGGTTCGGATCATCATTGCTCCTTTATCGCGCTGATTCCTGATATTCGGTGCGACCGCCAATGCCCGTTGACTGGACAATTGATTCGTTCCGCAGGGCATGAGCCAATTTACCGGCTATGTCGTCTGCCGTGCCGGGAGGGTAGATCGAAAAGTCTATCTGCTGTGCCAAGATCGGCTTGACGATGTCCCTTATCTGTTGTTCGAAGTAATCCATTGATGTTCTCCTGTGGGTTGGAATTCGATTACTGGCCCGTCACTGTGAACTGCGCGGACGTTTGCCCAGCGGCAATCACTGTCGAGGCCGGAAGCATCAAGCCGGCGGCGCTCGCTGAAATGGTTCCCGTGTACCCGCCGGTAGGCGCGACCTGGTTGAGCGTCGCGGTGCAATTGGTAGATTCTCCCGGCTCAATGCTGTAGGTGCCCACTGGGTCGCCGTTGCCTGAATCATAGGGCGGGATAACGCAGATGGTGCCCTGGATCGCAAGGGCTGGGGATACAGTAGCCGTGGCCTGCGAAATGACCGTGGTCAAGCCTGCACCGCCGACGCCGGACGCCACGGCGCCCGAAAGCGTCAGCGTGGATGCCGCGTTGGCGGTGGCCGCAATGTTGGCGACGACGCCGTTTAGAATGAGGTTCTGATTCGCTGCCGAAACAATGCAGCGCGTATCGCCGGCGGAAACCAAGTTGCACGCGACGGTCTTCCCGGCCGCCGTCGCAGCCGGACCCGCGGTAACCGTCAATGCCGTCACGCTAGCCGGATACAGGATGTCGAACTGGACAGCCGCGGGGGGCATCCGCGAGGTGCTGATCGAAACCGCTGGGCCTGTCGAGAATCCGAATGTGATGGTGGACTTCGGGAGTTTCTTGAAATGAACCGTCGAGCCACCGATCGTGACGTCGATCTGCTGGGCAAAGGTGATCGTTCCAGCCAGCGCTAAAATGGCAACAAGTTTCTTCATTGAATGGACTCCCTCAGTTTCTGGATGGCGGCGGTGTGGATTTGCGCGATTCGCGATGGGTTGACGCCAAACTGACTTGCTATCTCAGAATTATGCATGCCCTCCCAATAGCGCATACGCAGAACACGGCGGTGAGCAGAAGGCAGCGCGTCTATTTGGTGCTGTAGCCGCGTCAGGATGACATGCTGGTTTGGGGCGGCAATGCGGATAGAATCCTGCATCGGTACTCTGCGGAAACATTGGCTGTAGTGCTTTCGATACGCCACGCCAATTAGGCTGTCGCGCCTGAGTAAGTCCGTCATTGCCCACTTGAAAACCATGCGGCCTTGCAATACGCCGAGCGCCGATTCTTGCGCAAGATCGCGCCAGTCAATCCGCGGCGGGAGGTGCAGCGAATAGAACTTTGCTATCCGGCAGATGCGGTCGTAGTCGATCACTTGGTTCGAGTGCCCCACTATTGCCCGTGGCACGCCCTTGGATTCTTTTTGTTGCACGGCGGTGGAGGCGTTATCACCGAAGCCGGGTTGAGCACAACCGCAATAGCTTCACCTAGCGAATAGGATGAGTTGAGCCACGTCGTAACCGTGCCCGCCTGAACCGGCATCCAGCCCACCCACAGCGAAGTGTCATTGCTGCTTATTGATCCCCCGCTTGTTACCGCTGCTGGAACGGCATTGTAGTTTCCGACGTCCCACCAGTCGGAGAAGTAGAACAGCGCCATCAGGCCGGGAGACGTGACAGGGACCTCAATCTGGAAAGATTCGGCATGGGCCACGGCTTGAATCGGGTTATTAGAGTCAACGCCGGAGAACGCAGCAATAGCCCCGATTAAACTAAGAACCGGAATAGAGCTCCAGGTAAAGGAATGTTCGCCATCCAGTAGGCGATGCGCGTAGACTCCACACCACGTAAAGGTTTGCGTTGACGGTATCTCGATCACGATAACCCATGAAAGCGGAGGCGCAACGCCCGGCGACTTGCCCCCGGAGGTGCAGACTTCCGCCAGCAAGAAACTTCCGACTACCGCGTTTGCGGGGGCTGTCAGCGTGAGGCTGGATTGCCCGCTAGCGACCGTGGCGTTTAGAGACGCTCCTATCGGTTGCTGTCCGAAGGCCCTGGCGAGAAACAAGATGGCTGCTAGAATTTTCATGTGGGGATCTGTGGCGCCCTAGCTTTCGCGAGCGCTTCCTGGACTTCCGGCAACTTCAACCGCGCCATGAGTGCGTTCGCGTAGCCGTGCGGGTCAGAGGTCGAATAACTCTTTGCCATCTCAGCAAACATTGCCGCGTAATCGCGGTTCACGTTGAACGCCTTCACCCACGGCAGACCCGCGCCCGCGTTCCAGCGCTGCGCACGCTTCGCGAAACACGCTTCGAGGCTCGGGAAGGTGGCGAACCAATCCGTGACCGCATAGAGGCTTTTGCCGCCGTTGGCTTGCTCGGGCGTTACCTTCTGAATCGATCGAAGTGGATCGGCAACGGCAAAGGCAGCGGCTTCTTGATCGGTGAACTGTTCGTGAGTCTTGAGAAGTTGGCGGCCGAACGATCCTGGGTAATTTTTGAAACCGAAGCAATTGTTCCCTGGTGCGGCTCGAAGCCAATCGCTTTCGAGCGCACACTGAGCCACTAGCAATTCCGCTGGGCATCCGGTTGCCTTCTCGGTGGCAATAGCGGCTTCGCACATTCGGGTTATGGCTTCGGGGCGGGTCATCAGCAACTGGCGTAACTGCCACGGCCGACCATTGGGCCGCCAGCGGAGCAGTAGTTGTTCTTGCGGGAACTGGATATCCAGAACTGAGCCGATTCGTTCAAACTACAACCAATGACCGCTACGCCCGTTGAGGTTGAATAGGCATGTACCATGCCTGCTGCTGTCGCAATCTGGCTTCGATTGTTAATCCAACGCATCGGCGGAGAAGCAAATAACTCAGTGGTGCCCGACCAAGACCACGAATTACCAGGAGAAGTTCTCGCTACAAAATGTCCTTGCGAGTTACCCGTTGGGCCATCGCCAACGGTGGCACACCAAACCAACATGACCTGAGCCGCTGTCGCGTCATAAACCAGGGCCATCGTTTGCGTATTCCAATCCGAATTATCCGAGGTAGGCATGTCGGTATTGGTGGCATTTGCGTATCCGCCACCGCTTCCTGACCCCTGCGTATCATTACCCGCAATGGCAACCGTGTAGGCGAAAGTAGGGGTGTCCCCGACCGAAGCGTAATAAACGCGCTGCGTGCAACTTGTCCCAGTACCTTCGTAAAACTCTCCCGCGATAGCAATGGTTTCGCCGCCCGTTGGGGTATAAACGAGAGCATTACTGACTTGCCCTTGGACGTCACTGTAATAAAGCCCATCCAGAGGATCATTAACAAGTTGCGCCGCACTCAAAACGTTACCCGAAGTCAATGTCCAAAGGACAATAGATTGACCATTGCCGCCGTATTGATTGTTCTGGGCAAAGAAATAACATCTGCCAGCAGAATCCAGCCCGATACTTCCTGCTCCTAGGTAGTATGGGCCGCTAAACCCAAACGGAGAATTGCCCACAAAAGTCCCGCTCGTCTGGATAGGCAACATCACGGGCGTTCCAAACGTACTGCCGTCGAAAGTGACGTAGTACTGACGCGCAAGGTGGCGTCCTCCCGTATGGTCGAGTGGGCCGGAGTACATCAGGATATAGTCGTTAGTGCCGCGCACAACCAGCTTTAGGTTGCATTGATCTTCTCCACCAGTAGGTAAAGTCGTGCCTCCTCGATACTGAGACCGGACAGGTATGGCAAAAGTGGTAGGTCCCGAGGTCCACGTCTTGCTCACTAAGTCAAAGGTGTAGACGTGGATATTGAATTCTGTCCCGTCGGTGCCATAAACTCCAGTGCTGAAAGTTTCAATGACAAAAATTGTGGCACCGTCACGCGCAACACACCACGCAGGGGTTGGGTGGTTAGACGGGGTAGGAGAACCAGCAGCGTCTAAAATTGTCGTTGCATCCTCAAACACCCTATACCGCATGGCGGAATTGATTACGTCATCACCGTTGTTTACTAAGACCGTGTAGTGGTGGCCGCTGTATTCAAAACCGTTCTCCCCGCCGAATCCATTGATAGCGAAGGCGTAACCGAGAGGCGAATCGGGGAATAGAGTTGTAGTCGTTGGCATGAATAACGCGCTCGCGAGCGCCTGAAGTAGAGTGCGGCGGGTCAAGCGTAGAAGAGATTCACGAGCACATCGCCGGTATTCGGGTCAGTCGCGTCGGCGTCCGCTTGACCCGTGGTCGCACGAACACTGATGCCGGATGCGAAAGCGATTCCGTAGACCGTGAAGTCGAGCGGCGCCTCGGACTGCTCAAGCGGGATAGTAAGCACCGGAGTGTCGCTGCTGGTCGCTGCCGTCGCCTTGTCGTAGATTTTGAGATACCGAATAGCGCCAGAGCTGTCCGGATAGATCCAGGCGTGATTGAATACGATGCCCCCGTATAACTGGCCCGGAGACGCCTTCACGACCTGCCCCGTTTGCTTGAGATCGAGGTTTCGATATGCCGAAAGTCCACCTTCCGGAACCGGCCTCAGCCAGTGCCCTGCTGCTTCCTTGCCGCTGATGATCTGGGAAACGAAGGTGTGAATGGATCGCGCAGCGTCGTAAATCGTATAGCTGGTCAGTGCCATGTTTTCCTTTTAGGGCAGGAGCGGGATCATGTAGATGCCGGGCCCGGCATAAGTCAGTTGAGTTCCGCGAACGCCAGAGGGCTTGCCGCGTAAGTAGATTTCAATGCCGGTCGCGCCGCCGCTTTGCAGCACGTCAAGCCGCGCGATCCAGCCTTTTTTTATTGCGTTCTCGGCGAAGTTGGTTATTTCGCGCACTCGCGGGTTGGCGTCGAAATTAACATCCTGATCCCCAAATGCCGCGGGGATTACAATCTTGTCGCCATCGTTGGGCCCGAATAGCGAGTTCCATGTCGCGCCTTTATCTGCGCTGAACAGGGCATCGATGACCGTTTCCGTCGTTCCGAGGCGATCAATCGTCACATAGCCGGTATAGGCCTGCCCGTCTCCTTTGAATGGCGCAAATTTTGAGATAACGTCGGTTCCGACGGTATCGTCATCGATTCCAAAGTTGAGCTCCCAGCCGATCTGCGCATCGTCTCCGGCCACGCCTGGAACTTTGTTTTCCACAGTCGTACCGGTGCCTCCACTCCCGGTATTTGAAACAGCCCCGGAGGGTCCGGAGGCGTTGGCCAACGCATTGAAGAAACCGACTGATGTCTGCGGCTTTGTCCCGGTAACGGCAATGACGTTATATCGGAAATGCTGCCTGAAATGATTCGGCCCAACAGCCACGCCATCGACCGACTGAATCAAAAAGTTTCCATTGATGCCGAGCTTGGTGGAATTGATTGTTACGAGCTGGCCAGGCAGGAGGCCAAAAGTATCCGTCGAGAATGGAATCCGTTGAGCAATTTGGCCATAGGAATCTAGCAGCGCCTGAGCGGCCGCCGCTCCCTCGTCGACCGTCAAGAGGTCTTCGCGGATAGCAATATTCTCGTAAATCCCGGACCCCTGTTCCGCTAGTGCGCGAGTGGCAATCTCAACTGGATCGTCGACGGTCACGACACCGAACCCAACCGGCTTATATTGGACGAGAACCGTTTCCCCGGTCGGGGGCGGGAGCGCTCCCGCCGCTAGCGTGATCGTATTGCCGCCGGCGTCGTAGGTCCATTGATAGTTCCCGGTCCCGGCCTGACTCGACTCGCTGAAGGTCTGCGTCGCCAGTCCTCCGTCCGACCCGCCCGCAGCGGAACCAGCCCATGAGAACGATGCGGAACTCGCCTGCAGATTTAGCCCGTTCGAATTCGCTCCAGGGAGGCCAGTAACGGTAAGCGTCAGGCTAACTAGCGAGAGCGATGCGATCGTATTCGCTACCGCATATTGCGAATAAACCTCGCCTCTGCCGGACCCGCCGTTCACGGCGGATACGAGATTGGCTGCTGTGTCCGCAGCGGTCGCCCCGATCAGAACGAATACCGTGAAGGAGAAGGCGAAATTCAAAGACATGTCCCCGATATTGAAGGGGTCCGCCGTGCTCGATTTGAAAATGTAGGTATGGTCTCCGACGATCACATAATCGTTCGGAGATGGGTTCCCCGTAAACGTGCCCGCTGCTGCGGACGAAACGGCGTTGGTTAGGCTTATGCCGACAATTTCCCGTATAGCGTTTGCTAGGGTGAACGACGAAGTGGCCCCATCACCCAAAAATTGCTCGCGGTTCGCAACAAGGTTGGTTTCGCTAATCTTGACATGTTGGCGATTCCGATATTCAGATCTTGAGAATGAAGTGGCCGGGTTCCCTTGGCGCAACAGATCGGCGTCACTGACAGTGAATGGTGCCGCGGTGGTGGTGCGAACCTCGAAATTTAACGCACCGTCCTTGATATACCAAATGAAGTCCGAATTGAGACCCGCCAAATCCGTAAAGACATCTGAAATCCTGGCATGGTCGTAAAGTTTAGCCGACGAAAGAGTTATCCCGGCCGAAATATTGCCAGCCGAAATGCTCTCCGTCGCGGCCTCGTTCCCCAGGATGTCTGCGACAATGGCTCCCGTCGTCAGCCCCGCAGCGAAAGAGCGAGTCACGAAACGTTTATCGAGTCGCTGCTCAAGCGTTACGGCGGTGACTTGGTAATAGAAGCCACCCGTCAAGCCGATGGGTTTCTTGGTGTATGTGTCGATGGTCCCCTGAAAAACGGAAACGCCGTCGTCCAGCCACTCCACGGCATTCCCCTCGCTTGGCGCATAGCTGTCTCCCGCGAGCGCCTTCAGCGTGAAAGTGGAAGATCCTCTCTGCCCCTGCAGCGGCAAAGAGAACGTCGGTTTAGACGTTATGCAGTGCGAGTTCCTATTCGTACCATTGATTTTGAGCGTTACGGCCATTACGTGAAGACCGGCGACAGCGTCTTGAGCATCGTCGCTACCGAATCAGCCGTTGCCGCCGGGTCCGTCGCCCCGTAGATATTGATATTGATCGGAGCCCCCGATGAGCCAGGTTTTAAGACCGGCGTCAGCGCAGTAGCAATCTGCCCTGGTAGGGCACTAAGATTTATGCTTCCCAGCGCGGTGATCGAGTTAACGATATAGCCTTGCCAGTCGAGAATGCCCTTCAACTCAGGGAATAGAGATTTGCCATAGAAGCTAGTGTGCCCTTCCAGTTCCCGAAGAGCGCCGAGGCAGTACAATGCACCGACGCGCGTATTGCTCTCGATGGCATTGAGTGATCCCTCCTGCCGCGCGTTCTGGAAGTTTCCGATAATGCCGCTGATGGCGCTAACCACGCCGCCGATTGCGCCTGCTGCCCCGAGGAAAGATGAGAATGATGAGGCAAGGCCAAGACTTGATGATCCCGCGCCTCCGCCATCGGCCAGATCGATACCCGGAGCGTCGCCGACCCCCGGCAATCCGCCAGGATCGCCGCCGATGCCTGGAATGCCAGGGATTTTTACGCCTCCGCTTCCGACTCCGGGGGTGGGGATGCTGCTAACGCCGATCCCGGCAACTTTTTCAAGTGCCGCAACACCTTTCGCGATCACACTGTCGAGCGAATCGAGCAGCGGCGAAAAGGCATCTTTAATGATCCTGTTGACGACTGTGTCCACTATCGATTCGCCGAGCTTTTTGAAGGCATCGGCAACGCCTGAGATATTAAAAAGCAGATCATGGAAAACGGTATCGAGGCCGCTAAGCGATGTCCCCTTGAGTGACGCTGCCAGATCGGAGAACCCTAGCGTCTGCCTTTTTAGCGATTCCGTTGTCGCATCAAGTTGAATTCGCAGGTCGGTGGTGTCTTTGCCCTCCTGCACGGCAAGATCGATATTCGCCCTCTGCTGGACAATATTCGCTTCAAGTGCAGTTGTAACGGTAAGCAAACCCTTGCTCGCCAAATCCTGATACGCTTTACCGACGTCGGTAACGCGGTCCCTGAGCGCCTGAAGATCCGGTATGCCGAGGATCTTTACGTCGAGCGACGTTTGGCTCAACTTCTGCTCTTCAGTCCTTAGCGCCTGGAGGGCTAGTTGAGCAGCTAAGGCCGCGCCGGGAACGCCGGTCCTCATGGCAGCGCTTGCCGAATCGAGCGCGTGCTGTAGTTGCGCAATGTGGCTGGTTACACCGTCCGCAGTTTCAACTCCAAAGCTACGGAGTACCTGATCGACAGTCGGGACTTCGTGCCCAACGTTGGCCATCGTGATAACTAGATGGCCGATAGCATCATCCTGCTTGAGTATTGAGTCCTGGAAAGCTGGTCCCGCCTGAACCAGATTATCCAGGGCCCCGGCAAGCTCTTCGCCGCCGACTTTACCGAGCCTGAATTGCTCTCCGACAATCTCTAGTTGATTGCCAAGACCAATAAGCCCCTCGGTGCTGTTCTTCTGGGTGAAGTCCTCAAGTTTCTTAATTGCATCGGCATAGTCGGAAGCCGGGCCCCTGCCGATTTCGAAAGCCGCCCCGGTGGCCGCTACGTTGCGCTGCAACTGCTCCAGTTCATCACCAGCGTTCTTGATGCCAGCCTTTTTGAGCGCTTCGCCAAGTTCGTCTATTGGCCCTTGCGGGATGAACGCACCATTCAACTGCGTCATCTTCTTGGTGAAGTCGCCTACGGCTGCATCGTAGGTCGAGAGCGGGATCAGCCCGGCTTCGTATTGGCGCTGGACGAATTCTAGGGCATTGGCTAACTTGTCCAGTTCGGCTTGGGTGGGTGCGGTCTTGACCCCGAGATCCTTGAAGGCGTCGGACAGTCCATAGATTGCGGCTGCATGTGCGGTTGCTCCAGCAGTATCGAACTTGACGGGAACGGTGGTCTCGCGCAGAGAGTCTGCTGCCTGCTGTCCAAGTTTGGCGATATCACCAAACCCAGCGAAGTCCTTCGTGATCGCGACGCCAGCTTGATTGAAGTCGTCGGTTAGGTGTTTAAGGCCGTCCCCAAAAGGGTTTAGGCTTGAAACAAAGTCGACTGTTTCGATCACCGCCGCGTGGAGGACGTCGACGAGAATCTTCCCGGCCTGAGCGGTGAACCCTACCGCCGTTCCGAGCGCCACCATTGACGGGCCGCTGGCGACGATCTTCACAAAGTCCGGCACAAGGGAGCCGATCGCGCTCGCTAATTGCTCGAAGCCAGCCGCCGCTGGCTTCACGCCCTCGGCGATTCCCTTTAACGTTGGCTCCAGATCCTGGAAGCCAGCAATCAGACCTTCCGCCAATGGCGCGAGGGCGGCTCCCAGGTCTTCGGAGATGAACCCGAGTTCCGTCTTGAGGTTCGTAAACTGTCCGGAAAGGTTCTGCGCGATGGCCTCGGCGGCGCCTCCGAACTTCTGCTCGATGGTCGCCACGACCGCTTCAACGTCGGCCTGTGCGCTTTGGCCGTTCTTCTTGAGTAACTCGGTCGCTTCCGCTATCGAGACTCCCATCGTTTGGGCTATGTCGCTGACTGATACGCCAAACTGCACAAGTTGACGCGTGCTCACCTGGCCCGTGATAGCGATGCGGTCCAGCCCAGTGGCGATCGAGTCGAAATCGCGGCCCGTGGCTGCCGCGGCGTCGCCGGCCGCTTGCAGCACGTCCTCAAGTTGCTGCGTGCCTACTCCAAACTGTGGGGCGAGGCGCTGCGAGACATCGAGCAACTTTTCGAACGGAACAGCGATGGCAATGGCGGTTTCCTTCAAGCCCTCGAATGCGTCTTTTGCTTGCTCCGAGCTGCCGGTGAGCAGCTCGAAGCTCGTCTGTACATCTTCCGCCTTCGAAAAGGCCTGGAGCGCTTCCTTGGCGATTTCGAAGGAGCCGGTAGCGATCCCGGCGGCCGCGGCGATCTCCGCGAACGCTTCGGTGATATGCCCGATCTCGAAGTGCTCGCCAACCTCGCCAAGTTGCTCGCTTAGCCCCTTGATCCCTTCATGCAAATCGGTTGAATCTGCAAGGAATTTGACGATTAGAGATGAGAGCGGTGATGCGTTGGTGCTCATTTATTCAAAGCCCAGCATGTAATCGCGGAAGGTGTCTCGAACGGTTTGCGTTGCGGTAGTGCGGCGGTTTGTAAAGGCCTGCTTGAGCCGCGGGTGTGGCAATAACTTCACCTGGCCAGCCCTTGATCCGCTGCGCCAGTGCGTCCCCTTTTCCAGGAATCGCCAGTAAAACCCATCTGACCCAATGCTGAGTGTCATCAAAACCCGCTCGCGATCCTTCTCGACGGTCTCGATTGAACCCAACTGCTGCACAAGGAACCCTGTTCGAAACCACATCTTTCGGAGGATGGATTCGCGGATGACCTCGGCACCGGCCAATAGTGCTTCAGAGACATACGTGGTCGCAGTTTCGGCATCAAGTTTCTGGAACTGTGCCGCTAGTTCCTTCGCCCCGAGGAGTTGTGCTCTGGCCATTGGATAGTTCTGCTAGATGGTCAAAGCGGCGAATCATCTCGTCGGCCGTCATGAACGGGGCCGGGGCTTCTGGAATCTCCATACCGTGAAGGCTTGCCTCGAAGCGAAGTTTGGCCTTTTGACGATCCAAAAGCAGCCCGAGGTCGTACAGGGAGATTCGGCTTACTTCGGCTTCGGTAAGCCCTAGGTCGTAGCGACCAATTGCCCAGAGCTCGTCGGGGTCTGGGCCCTCGAAGGGTCTTCACTATCTCCGACCTCTGTGATAGGCCCGACAAACTGCATATAAGCCTGGGCCATTGCCGCGAATATCTCCCGCATCTGCGGAAGCGATGTAAGCATTTCCCCGACTTGCGAGGCAGTCAATGCCGAGTCCTCGTGGAGTAGCATGGCGCGCAGGACCGCTATAAACTTCTGTGGCTCCGCATCGCCAAGGGCCGATTTCGCAAGCGAGGCCCAGCCCTCTTGATTCCAGGACAGAGGGTTTTCGCCCGTCTCCTGCTTCACAATGGCCGCCGCGTTCAGCGAAAAAAGCAGCGAACGCGGCTTGTCGAGACAACTGACCGGGACCGGTGTGTTTCTGGCGATCACGCTAGTTGACTCGCGACAGTGCGCCGGTGCCGTTCAGGATCATGGAAGCACGGCCGGCCTTTTTGATGGCGAGTTTGCCCTGGAACCCGACGTATGCCGAGAACTGATACGTCGCGCCTCCGCTGTTGCCGTCCGAAGCGATGATTTGGAATGCCTGAACGGACTGGTCGAGCGAAGCGTCCTCAAGGAACCGGTGCACATAGTTGTGCGGGTTCCAGATCATTTCGTAGGTATCTGTGAAAAAGTTCTTTCCGACGATGACGCGCTCGCCGAACCCGCCGGTCGAATCGAGGTTGGTAATGTCATCGAAAATTGGGTCCACCTTGGGGATATTTATTCCCACAATGGCAGGCACAAGGGTATACGTTGTGGAAATGTAGACTTGCAACTGACTGCCCTGCGATGAAAACGCGGTTGTGCTCATGGTGATGCTCCTTTGGTCTGCGAATGGGGATTGCTGAGAAAATGCTTACTGCGGGATGTACAGAACTTCGAACTCTGCGAGGGCTCCGAACAGCCCTGCCTGTGCGGCTTTTGCCGATATGTGGCCGCCGACGGTTTCTGCCCAGGTCACGGCTTCAATCTGGATTCCGCTGGCTCCGCCCATGACACCCTTGAAGTCCGTCATGATGGCTCGCAAGATTTCGGCTACCTCAAAGACCTCGTCGTAATCGCGCGAAACAACGATGAACGCGAAGGTGGCTTCGATAATGAGCGTCGGCCCGTTCTGCGTCGGCGCTGCGTCGCGAAGTTCAAGGTGATAAGTGACGTACGGCGTCTCCAACTCCTGCTGGAAGTCGGAGGTGAGGCCCTGGCCTGCGCGCTCGGGATAGAGCCGCGTGGAAACGAGATTGGAAAACGAAGTCTGCGCCAGGATGTAGGTCCGAACGGCCTCCGAAATCGTCATTAGTCGTTCAGGCCTTCGCGAATCTTCATGACGATGCGGTCACGGAACCCAAGATCATTAATTGCGAGAATATAGATGTACCTTCCCGGTCTAATAACCAGCCGCATGTCCACGGTCAACCCGTCCAGCGGCCGGATTTCCAGCATGTACTGCGACTCTTTGAGGAACCCGGTTTCGGGATTGTATTTCTCGACGGCGTCGACCGCGAAGAAGTAGCCCCATATCCCAGTTGCGAAAGTTTCCCATGTGATTAAAACTGCGCCTGAGGCTGTTTGCGTTTTGATCGGCTTCTCGATATCGAAAATGGTATCGAGGCGGCCCGCTCTCATAACGGCACCAGTTCAAGCGGTCCGGCGTGGCGTAGCTTCCTGTCTGCTGGAATCTCAGGTATATCGCCCTGAACCATGTGGAAATAAAAATCTTCGGCGCGGTTGCGGGGGTCAAGTTTGTTGTACCAGGCGTATTTCCTAATTCGGTCCTCGCGCTCCAGATAGCCGTAGTGAAACAGCCGCGCATTGCAGGCGCGCACTTGACCGAGCAGTTCCTTCGGCACCGATCCGCAGTGGAAGTTTGCCTTGCCATCCGTAGAGCGAAAGGCATGGAACGGAGAGACCATGCGGAACACCGAGCCTCGGGTGAACTTGCCGTAAATGCCATCCGTGCGGATCTGGTCCGGCTTGTCCCACAAGTAGACGATCTTCAATGTGAGCGCATGAATCCCCGGCATGATGGCCTGCTTTATCAACTGCGGGCCGTTCGGCTCCAGTTCTTCGTCACCATCCACGGATACAATCCAGTGCTGCGAGTCCGCCCCGCGTGTCTGGGGGTTGACCTCATGCCAAACGTGCTGAAGCAGGTAGTTCTTGTCGCGCGCCTCATTTACGCCAGTGAAGGGCGAGCGGTAGACCCTGCAATCAAGCGACTCGCAGATTTCGGCTGTGTTGTCCTCGCTGTGGTCGTCGAAAACGAAGATGCGCTCGCAGAGAGGCTGAAGCGAGCGGATAACGCGCTCGATCCAACGGGCTTCGTTTTTTACGCGGAGCATCGCGGAAAATGTCATTGCTTTATACTGTTTTGCATGACCTATCTGATAGGCAGGCTGCTAGAGGATGATCCGTTTACCGCTCAGCGAACTAACGCCATATCTAGAGCGCAAGTAAGTTCCGCCGAGTTCAAAAGAGTTGCCATCCCTGAGCTTGAGGGCATAGCTATACGGTTTTCACTGAAGGGCGGATGGGTTGGAGAATTCTTGGCCACGGGCGCTCCAGAAGCATCGAAGGGGAGTGTTATTTTCCGTGGCTATATTAGATCACGCGCTTTAAGCAAAGAGTCGCAATATCTTAAGAGATCGCGACTCTTTGCTTAAAGCGCGTGATTATCCGCGCCCCACTTCTCTCGGAAGATCCTTGCGCCAGCGCCTAGGTCTGCGTGGGTTTCGCTGCGGAAGCTGCTCTTGAGGCTCGCATGATCCACGAAGCATCCGTCATGGATGCCGATCTTCAGCCCAGCCCTGCGGGCCCGCAAGCAGTAGTCGTCGTCGTCGAATCCATAAGCCGTGAATCGCTCGTCGAGTAAGCCCACGACATCAAGCGTCGAACGCGGAATGTATGTGCAGATAAAACACACCATCCGCGGCTCATCGCGCAATCCTACGTCCTTCAGAAGTTGGTTGCGATTCCCGACGTTGTTCGTCGTCGATGCGATTAGCCCATACTCGGGACGGAGCGCCGCCGTATTGGCAAGGGTTGTAAATCCACCAGCCGTTTTCAATACCGCGTCGTCGTTCAGGATCACCACTCCGTCAACTTCGCCAGCCGCCTTAATGCCCATATTGACGTTGCGCGAAAACACGAATGGCTTGATCCCCGGAACCACCGTGCAATCGGTTTTGAGCGCGCCCAGCCCGTCGTCCACGATGATGATGCGCACCGACGGGTCTAGCGTCTTGACGGCTCCGACGCTCACGGCTAGGTTCTGTGGGTTCTTTGAGGGGATGATGCAGGCGATGTTCATACGTAAACGCTCGGATCTTTGAAATGCCATTTCCCATCGGCGTCTTTTTCTGCGTTATCGCCGATGAAGAATATGCCCTTCGGTGTAACGTGATGGCTGTCGATAAAATGAGTGACGCCGCGAGTGCCGAAGTCGGGATCACACACGACGCAATGGCACGCTTCTAAGCAGCCCTCGCCGAAAGTTGCCTCCGCCGCTTTATTCGCGGGCTGAGCTTGCATCTTGTTTTTGTAGCCCTTAATCATGCCGCTTGCCTCTCAATTCGCTTCCAGCCGTGCCCCTCAACCGGCTTCTTGGTGATCGTGTTGCCGCCGTGGATGCGAGCCAGCATCATCTCGCCGGCTGGAACGGCGGCAACGCTGTGGATTCGACGAGCGGCGGATAGCACCCCCCCCCCCCCCCCC